CTCTTCGAACAATATATTCTCGATTATTCACAGAAAACTCTAACTCAACAAGACAATCCTTTTCATTTACAGTATTCATCAACTGTGATTTGTTTACCTTACGAAATGGTTTATTAAACAAAGCAAAAGTTAATGCATCCAGCATTGTAGATTTACCAGATCCATTAGTACCAATTATTAAATTTGTATTTTTTTCTAGAAAATTAATCTCATTCCAATGATTTCCAGTTGAAAGAAAATTTTTCCATTTTATAGTTTTAAAGATTATCATTTTTTAGGTGGAATAACAATATCATTTGGTGTAATTACTGCATATTTGTAATTATTCATTTTACATGTTTTGAATACAACTTCATCATCTATTTCTACAACAACCATTTTTTTATCTTCATCCTCCTCTAACATCATAGCATATCGAGTAGCATCATCCTCCTCTTGAAATAAGAACAAAACAAGATTTCCATGCTTATCATCAACTGCATATACACCCTCATCCTTTTTATTTTTAAGTGTAAGAAGAAACATTACTCTACCTCGCAAGCTTGTCGATAAAGATCTTGAAATATATTTTTAATAATATTCTTATCAAATTCAATATCAGATTCATCAATATAACGATTTAATATCGAAATTGTGCTCTCTTCTTCTTCTATCTCAAAACTTTCACTCTCTTCAATTACAAAATTTTCAATAATTTTTAAATCCTGTATACCAGAAGAATAAAGTTTATCTATAAATTTCTCAAAGTTTTTAGGATCAGATTTCTTACGAACAATTAATTTAACAATTTTATTCTTTAGTTGAGATGTATTATATAATTTGTAGTTCGTATCTTCATAATATACGTTATAAAACAATTTATAAGGATTATTAACTGGAGTATGAATCAGAGTATCCGTATCAAATAAATGAAACCCTCTGGTATCATTCACATCATTCCAGAACATTTCATATGGATTACCTAAGTAATGTATCTTACCATTTGTAGATCTTGTGTGAAAGTGTCCAGAATATACGATATCAAACTTATCAAAAATATCAACATCCATTCCAGTTTCCATCATATGACCACGAGTTGCTCTGAATCCATTCAACTCTAAATGACCCATTGCAACTTTACTTTTACTACTCTGGATTGCCTCTACCGAGACATCATAATTTTCTGAATTAATCCAAGGTAAAAGTAATATATCCAATCCACCCACATTTATTTCTATTGGACTGGAATATATCTCCCAGTTTTTATATGATATTAATAAAAGTTCTGGTGAGTTTACATAATTGGTATTTTTATAGTAACAATCATGATTACCAGTGATCGCATATACTTTATACTTTTTAAGAGGTTCAAATACAACTCTCTTTGACCACTCTAAACTTTGGTAATCAATTGATTTTCGACTATCGAATACATCTCCCATATGAATGATAGTATCAATCCCATTCTCCTCTAAAGTAGGAAAAAATACATTCTTATAGAACAGTTCAAAATAGTCATGCAGATGTGTAGAACCCTTTCTCGCACCCATATGAGTATCTGTAATAATTGCTATTTTCATCTATTATTATTTCGATACTGTATGTTATCTTTAATAGTATTATAATCAGAACTACTTCCTGCCAATGAGTTTTCATCAACCATCATCACTTCATCAAATCCTGTTCTTTCAATTATCTTTGTTTTAATATCTAATTGTTTCTTTTCCTTCTGTATTCTTCTGAGAAACGCATAATGTATAACCTGCGTAAAGTAAGCAAAAGGATTTTTGGATTTCTCAGGATCAAAGTTATGTATGTACTGAACGCAATTTTCGATTCCATCAGAGATCATATCCTCCCTAAACATATAGTTAACAAAGTTCGGTTTATACGATAAGTGTGTCGCAATCTTCAAGAAACAAGAACCAAGATAATTTGAGATAGGGGGTTTACCCTCCCATGGTCCTGACTTTGGTGGATCTTGGTCATACTTTTTAATGTATTCACTCTTAGCAATTAGAACCTTTGATCTATAAATTGTTATTGCTTGAAGTAATTCCTTGTTATTTACGTAGTGTTCTGACTTTTTTCTAGGCATAACAAATTATTGTTTTCATATGAATATTATAACATATTTTGAATACTTGACAAGTAGTGTAAATATGTGTACAATAACTCTGTAAGGGTTCAAAGGGATATAAAGTATTTAAGTCTCTTGATTAAGCTTAAAGGTTTTTTCGAGATTCTTACGAGCATCTTCTACAGAAGATATGTAACCCATTTCAGAATCTGGTTTAGTAAGTCCGTTTATATCATATACAGAATCATTACCTTCGATGTAATGATTATATAATTTGATTAATTTTTGATCACTGGTTTCAGTCATAGTAATAACTTTATCTAATCTTATCATAAAAATATCTTCATCTGGTAATTCCATCCAAGGTTTGACTTTAATGAAAGTTCCATTGGGATTTGAAATCGTCCACATTATAACAGGATTTTGAAGAACTATAACAGTATCATCTTCTTCAGTATTATCCACTATGATAAGTGAGAAGATTTCTTCCCCTGAAACTAATTTTAATATTGCGTAAAATTCTTCTCCCATCATTTTTTAAGTGGTATGTTAACTATATCATAATCAAAATTCTCTTCATTATAAATTTTGATTCTTTCAATTAAATGGTTTAGGGTATAATTTTTTCGAGATTTATAACTGATATCATCAGCAATATCATAAAGAGTTGCCCTCGTTTTTTGATTTCCTTTTCTTAGAACTCTCCCAATTGATTGTAAATTACGGATTCTTGATTTAGAAGGGGATGCAAAAATTATGTTGTGTAAATTTTTGATATTAATCCCAGTGGAAAAAGTCCCGTACGAGGCAACGATAATAGCATCACTCTCTTGCTCAGTGATTTCTCGAACCTTCTCTCTGTCTTCGGTGTCCACGCCACCATGAATAAAAAAGACATTTCGATTCTCAATAATGTTACTATTATTTATCAAATTGTAAAGAGGTTCTCCATGCTTTTCGACTCTTGCGAAGAGTATCAAAGTGTTACCTTTGAGATCCAATGCAAGGTTTTTAATAAACTTATTTCGACGATCATGACCAATGATATACTGAACTTCTTCTTCAAAATTTTCAAATTTATTCGGTGGGTGTTTCAATAGAAGCACGTTGATATCTAGTTTTGCAAGGTGCCCTTTCTTCATGAGCTCGTCAGTTTTTATAATCTTATAGGAAGGTCCGAACAATCCCTCAAGAACCCATTTATGAGTCTCACTTCCGTCTAACGTACCAGTAAATCCGAATCGATACTTTGCACCATCAAGTTTTGTCATTATAGATATTAATGACTTTGATTTAAACTGGTGCGCCTCATCCCCAATTACCACAGAGAATCTCTCAAAATACTTTCTGGGGAGTTTGTAGATTGACTGCCAAGTTGTAATAATGACCTGAGAGTCTGTCTCTCGTTCTTTACCAGCATATACCTTGTGGCAAAATGAACCCACATTCCAACCGTAGTCTGCAAAATCTTTATACATCTGTTCTACTAGGGAAGTCGTCGGAACGACTATCAGAATATTTTTCTTATTACCAACGTAGTATCGAACAATTGAATATATCATCAATGACTTACCCGAAGCAGTTGGAGATATCAATAATTTTCTATTATGTTTTAAAGCGTCGTATACTCCATCGATCTGATATTCTCTAGGTTTATACTTAGATATCGCATTCATATAATCTTTGACACCCTCAAGTGATATCATTTCATTCACTTCAAAAGGCAATCCATAGTATTCACTATCTGTGAATTCGTATGTGTATGTGTGATCTTTACAAAATTGTATAATACGATCAAGTAATCCTACATATATCTCTCCCTTCTGCGTATTAAAAAGTCTTATCTTACCGTCCCAATATTTCTTCTTATATGCTGGTGAAAACTTTGCATTTGGAATATCAAAGGTAAATTGATCGGACAACTCATAGTAGATATGAGGTTCCGCATGTATCTTAAGATATACTTCATTCTTCTTTGATATAATCAAATGTGACATTAAATATGGTCATTTGATTATATTTAGTTAGGTAAATCCAGACTGAAAACGATGCCATTCTATGGCATTTTTAATCTGATAAGTTCGATTTGATACAATTCTGATTATCTCCTCCAGAAACTTAAGTGTTGTATCATAGTATCTTATCTTTAAATCTATCTTAGTTAACCTCTCATCGGCATCTAGATGCCTCTGTATTGCGTCTTTCTCTCTTACCTTATACGGAAATGGTTCTTCTTGATAAACCTTTGGATCTGCCTTTCCTGTGTAGTAATTATATCTTTCAAGTTTTATCTTTGCTTTTTGATCTCTTGCCTTCTCGCGCATCAAAGTAATGGTATTATAAATCGTATAATACTTTGCATGTAACTGAGGTATTTTTAGTGACTCATCATGTAGGTTATCAGGATCAATGGTTGCATCACGCTCCCACATTTCCTGAATTTCATCAAGATTCATAAAGGAGTTCTTCCGTCGGGTTTAACTATATTATACACTGTATATCGAAAAATTGCATCTGCTGTAAAGTAATTGACATCTGTGTCTGTTGCTTCAAATTCGAGAGAAGATAAACTGATTGGAAATAGATCAAAGAACTTAACGATTGCTGTTGTATTGAAATTACTATTCAGTATGTGTAGATTACCATCACTAAAAACTATTTCTTGATCTCTTTGCCCTTCATCATTTGTTGTTGCTTTTTTGAACTGTTCTGTTGTTTCTGGATATCCAAGTCCTGTTAACCAATTATGTATCGACATATAATTTTCCATATTCTCATCAACTAAGAATCGAAGAGAAAATTCACCATACTGTAACTTATCACCAGGCACATCAATATCTTTTAGATAACTTGGTTGTAGTGCTGTTCCAAGAGATATCTCAGGTATTCGACTTGAGTTTGAAAAAAAAGTAACCTTTGGTGTTTTTGATAATGTAAATTTAAATCCAATCGGAGATAAAAAATTACGATTTTCAATTTGATTGTTATATATTCTTGCCATTATTCTTCAACTACTGTGCTGTTTTTAAACCAATTAGGTGTATATGTATAAGATTGACCACCAATAGTTCTTGTTATAGTCGTTTCCTTTTGTGCATCAGCATCTGATTTATTCTCATAAATTTTTCTTTTACTGTAATCATTTGTCCAGTGATTATCACCAGCATAATATTCTGCTCCATCAGTTGGGACAGCAGAACCTAAGACACTTCCTTTTTTAATATGATAAGGCATTAGTCGTTCTCCACTTTTTTTGATTTTTTCGTACTAAATAAACGTGCTCCACCTTTACTTACTGCAGATCCTGTTCCAACAGAAACACTCGTTGATTTTTCTTTGGACATTTCAAATTTTCTTTTAGCTATATCAGATCGAGTTTCTGTTGGTTCTTTAACTACAGAGTCAACCTCCTCGATAAACTCCTTGAAGTTTTTCATCTTACTTTTTAATTATTTAGAAGAGTAGTTCTTGTTCTTTAATCGTTTTTTGACTAATTTTGCATACCTAACATCTTGTTTTGTATATAAGTTAGGGTGTTTTTTTGCTATCTTAATTATTTTTTTGGCTGCTTTTTTATCACTCATATGAGTATTTATACACAAAAAAAGACCCCCGAAGGAGTCTTTTGGAAATATGTAATTAATATTACATAAGGTTTTTAACAGTAACTCTTCTGTAGTATCTGTTTGTGTTAGCTTTGAGACGACCAAGAGCACTATCATTAGTACCTTCTGCAAATGGGTTTGCAACGATACCATAACGTGTCTTAAAGCCGATTTTTGGCTGGAAGCTGTTTTCCCCGACAGCACGTACCATCTGTAGTGGTACATATGGGCAGTAAAATAATCCTGCGTCATATGGTGATGTGCCTTTGTAACCAACAACGTAGTACTGATTATCAGTATTATTTGCTGAGAATGGGTCAATGTATACTCTGTACTTACCTTGAAGAACACCAGCAAATGTGTTGCCTGTGTCATCAACATTAAGATTAGCATTAAGTGCTGGAGTATAATCCAATACACCTGCCATTGTAAGTGCAGAAGCAACGTCAGCAGAACAAAGGATCATGTTACCCTTTCCTCTACGAGTTCTTTGTGCGATTGCGTTAGCATCTCTTTCAATCTGGAAGATCAATCCTTTGAACTTCTCAACTGACCACCTACCGTTTGAGTCGATGTCTAAATCGAATGTACCGTCTGCAGCAGTGTTCTTGGTTGCACCACCTTCAGCAGTCTTGTAGATTGTTCTGATAACTTCTCTGTTGATCTCAGCAAGTATCTCTGTTGAAAGGATATTTGCTAATTCTGCTTCAGCGTTCAATCCGTGGATTGCCTTAAGGTCTTG